GTGTACTGTAGCATGCGCTGCTTGGTGGAGACGTAGTACGTCCTGTAGGCAACCACAGGGTCCTCATGCTTGCACTCGTCGGGCATGGCCAGCTTGGGGGTCGTCCATTCCTCGGGCAAGCCCTGCGGAGTGTTCATGCAGAGCCATACGAGGTGCTCCTCACACTTGTGGTGCTTGCCATAACGGAAGGTGTACTCTTCGCACAATTCCAATCCTAACCGACACAACCAGCGGTAGTTGGCCTGAGACTCACGAGTCCACTTTGCAGAGGGGTGGTTGGGGTGCGTCTTCTTGTAGGCGGTTGATGGCATGGTAGTGCCGCACATCCAGTGGGCGCAGTACAGCAGTTGGCACGTCTCAAGGATCATCTTCACAACGTGTTTGTCGCAATGAAGGCGAGCCGCTTCGGCGGGGTCGGTAGAGAGGAAGAAGATGTTCATGGTGGCGGGTGTTTGTTACCCTGCTACGACTAAACCCGTTTTCAGCAGCGGTACAGGGCCGACAGGACCAGAAACACAAAGTCGTAACTGTTGGCCCCCGACAACATGAAGAGCAATGCATTCAGACTTGTCATGATGTACGCGTTCGGCGGTATGCTGTTCGCGTTCTGTATTCCCCGTGTGCAGAACCCTATTGCACGATACGGCTTCTTCGGCATGTCGTCAAGGTCAACGGCCAACAATCGGAACATCACGACAAGGTTCTGCTTGGTCAGGTCCACGAACATGTTGGGGTGCACGTCCTCAAACCCGTAGAAACGGAAGATTTGGCACAGGGACGTCCAGCGTCGGAAGATGCGGTCAGTGGTCGGAATACCCGCTTCTGAAGGCAACGACATCCCAAACCTGCGACGAGCAATCCATACCCGTTTGATGCGCTGCTTGACCTCGTGGTCCAACGGTACATTGGTGTATGGGTTCAAGGGCTCAATGGACCGAATGGACCAATTCCATATGGTCGCAAAGTCAAACCACCAGACCTTACCCGCCTCTTCCATACCAAAGTAGTCAAGCGGATGTTGCTTTCCCTTCTCCACGCACGTAACCACGTCTTCGTCATTCACACACTCTTTGCGTGCCAATACTCCAGGGCCACACAATGCAAGGTACCTGCGGATCTTCCACCCACGGAAGACCGATTGAATCTTGATAACGGGCTGGTTACGGTTCTTGTTGACATCAGTCCAGAGACGAGGTACCTTGGCTTTGCGATGTCTACCACACATGGCATGTCCAATCAGTGCAGGTGCTAAGCATTGGTCTGTAGACTTTACGTTCCGCGTAGATACACACTGCGGCATCCCTTGATTGACTGGAAGAGTTTCTTGAAAGTTGGATTCATGCGCTAAAAACGGAAACGGCTGTCAGTGGAGCCAAGAGTCTTACAACCTGCTAAAATGTCTGCCTCCGCTATCGTTCCTTCTGAGACTCTCGACATCTCCCGCGTGACCATCGGCGACATCCGTGCCAACAAGGCCGGTGGCAAGACTGTTCCGATTCGCTACAATGGACAGAACTTCCAGGTCCGTATTCCGCGCATCTTCTACCCCGCGGGTGTGGTGACCCGCACGGACGATCAGGGCAAGAGCAGCTACAGTCTGCTTGCGTCCCTCAAGGGCTGCGACACCTACGTCAAGGACCGCGCGGGTGCTGACGCGGGCGAGATTGGGCAGCTGTACAATTTCATGCTGGACCTTCAGGAGAAGATTATCCAGCATGCGATGGTGAACAGCGGCAAGTGGTTCGGCAAGTCCAAGTCGGAGGCTGTGCTCCGTGAGACGATGAAGCCAATCCTGAATCCTAGCGTGGAGAAGGTTGGTGGTGAGTGGGTGCCGAGCGGCAAGTACCCACCCAGCCTGCGCATGAAGATCTCTGTGTGGGATGGCGCAGTGAGTCTGGATGCGATGGACCCGAATGGTGAGTCTATCGCGGTGACGCTCGACAACATTGATCAGGTGTTTGCCAAGCGTATGGAGGGCCGCATGGTGATTGCGCCGAGCATCTACGTCACGGGCACGGGCTTCGGTGTGACGTGGCGTGTTGTACTGGCCAAGATCTTCCCGCCCACGCGGGTGTCGGCCAAGGCAGCCTTCGCCGACATCAAGGAGCCTGAGGACAATGCCGTGGAGGAGGAGCTTGATGACGAGGACTCGGTTCAGGTTCCTGTTGCCGAGCCTGAGCCTGAGCCGGTCCACAACCGTGCAAACACGGGCGGTGCGCAGATGTTTGCTGGCGGCGGCGTGCGCCAGAACACGGGCGGTGGTGCTCCTGCTGTGGAGCCTACTCCTGCAGCTAAGCCAGGTCGGAAGCGTGCTGCGGTGGCTGCAGCGCAGTAAAGACCTTGGAGCCAGACGGAGGCTTGTGAAGAGTCAATGAATCATCAACAAAGAACACCTTGGATAAATTAGGCAAATCCAAGTGAGACTCAGTACATCCAGCGTGGAGTGGCTCAATAGAAGCCCACGCACACTTTTCACATGCGTACATCTTGGGCGGGTTCAGCACCATGTCGGGACTGTACACGCGGACCGAGCTCTTGAGACAGCGTTCCAGTATCTTGAGTGCACTGGTCCACCCCTCTGACGTGAACTGCTCATAGACCGACTCGGGAAGCACGGACCAGAGACTGTCTCCAACCTCCCACCCCTTTTCCTGTAGAAGGGTGGCGAACGGGCTCTCATAGTACCAACGAAGGTGGACGTCTGCATGATCTACCAAGTCATGCTCGGCCAGCCCCACGCGGTCCAGATCCTCATCATACAACCAGTAGACATTGGCATGCTTGTATGCAGGGTCACGGCGTCCACGGTAGACCTCGCGCCCGTCCATGGTCCACAGGTCAGAGACCACGTCAATGTCGTGCTCGGTAATGTCGGTGGACACTGGATAGACCACGCGGGGGTCAATAGCAGATTGCATTGTTAGCCTGTCGCACTTAATCAAACGAGACCACAACGCGGACATCGTGGCGGCGCACGGACTTGGTGGCCGAACGCGACAGCTCGTGGCGCTTGCGGCGGCCCTCCTCGGTATTGGTAACCACCTGCGAACAGGCCTCCATGTCTGCGTGAATCTCATCGTAGTGCGCCTCCAGGTAGTCCAGCACCTCGTCCTGCACGGCCCACTCAAAGAAGTTGAGCTGTCCCACTGTCGTGTCCAGTCCACGAAACTGGATTCGCTTCCACCTGCAGAAGGGGTCGAACATCTTCTTGTTGTACGCCTTGAGGTGCGCCTTGTAGACGAGGTACACGATGACGTGCTTGTTGTCCGTGGTCAAGAAGGACACGTTTTGCTTCTTGGAATAGTTGGTCACGAACCAGTCAATCAGGCGCAGGCTCAGCTTGGACTCGCCCTGCAGGATGGATTGGACGCGCGCGAAGGTCACGGGGTTGGCATAGAATCCCTCTAGGCGGTGCAGCACCCACTGCTCCTTGCTTTGAATCACAGTGTCCGTCATACCCAATCTGTGTTTCACCAGTGAAAATGAGTTTAGGAGTTCAACGCAAACTAAACGCAATGGATGATGCCCTCACGCAGTTGCTGTGGGATGGGCCGTTTACGCACCTTCAAACGCGGATCCGACAGTTCGTACATTTCTGCGCAGGTCTGGTGCCTCTTTCTCATCGCGTGCTTCGTCGTCATGTGCTGGCTCGCGTACATGAGTTGATGAAGGGCGAGCTTGGACGCAGGTGGACTCGGGACCGCAACGTGCGCAGGGTCATCCGAGTCTACGGCCAAGACGACCAGCGAACAGCTGCATGGCACAGCAAGCGGGGACAGATGATTACAGCCTCGGAGTTGGGTGCCATCTTTACGGGCGGTGAGACGCGACGTTCAGTCATGGTCCGCAAACTGGAGCCTCCTGCGCCATCTACGGGTCCACCGTGTGCGCCGCTGATTTGGGGCACGCGCTTCGAGCCCGTGGCCAAGAAGATCTACGAGGAGGAGACACAGTGTTCTATCACGGACGTGTCCTGTGTTCAGCATCCGATCCACGCCTTCCTAGGCGCCTCGCCAGATGGGATTATCTTTCCCAATGGCCCTCGCGACAATCGCTACGGTCGGCTGGTGGAGTTCAAGTGTCCCTTCTCTCGTGTAGCCAAGGACGGCGTGCCTGCGGCGTACATCCATCAGATGCAGATGCAGATGGAGTGCACGGGCATTGACGAGTGTGAGTATGTGGAGTTTCGGTTCAAGCAGGTGTTCTATGCAGAGTGGGTTGCCTTCCAAGGTCGCAAAGGTATCTTTGTGATCTTCGAGGACGATACGGTCAGTTATACGAAGGATGAGTCGTGGGAGAAGGAGCATCAGAAGGTCCACTGGATCCTGCAGTCCGTGAAGAAGGACTTTGTGCCGAAGGACCCCGAGTGGCTACCCACGCACTTTGCCGACATGAAGGCCTTCTGGGACGAGGTGATCCAGCACCGTGCGGCAGGGACGAAGCCTGGACCCCTACCGTCCACAACAGTAACGATAGACCTTTGAGTACCACGGCCTGCGGTCGGCGAACTTTGCATTCCACTCGGCGATCGTGTACCGATTCCCCATACTTCCGTTACATCTACGACAAATGGGATACAGGTTGTCAAGAGTCGTCTTGCCACCCTTGCTCTCAGGCACATCATGACCACACTCAAAGTCAAAGACGTTCATGCGGTTCTGGCACCACACAATCGTGCATGGTCGGGAGAAGACATGTCCGCAGCGGTATATCCACACTTGCTCTCGTAGGGCGGTGGGTATTTTCTGCTTATGGGCCATTGTGGTTTACTTCACGTAAGCTCTATATGCGTTGACCTGAAAGGCCGTTTCGATACCCTCGAGTGGCGGGCTCATGACAATCGGCGCGGGCATGTGGTTCGTGCGCTGCGCGTAACTGGAATCAATCGTGGCATCCGTCCGCTGGATTCCACGCATATCCTCAAACGGCGGGTCTGGGCGCTTAGCCTCTGGGGAGAAGAACGTAGACCATGCCAGCCCAACGGCCACCATGCCCACGAGAAGCATAAGGAGATCAGTCATTGTTTAGAGACCCCGAAAAAAAGGGATTGTTTCGTCTCTTGCTCAACAACAAGCATGGCGCCAACCGAAGAAACTGCACTCGACACCCTGCGCCTCTTTCTGTCCCGCCGTGGTCTCCCGACCGACACGACCCGCCTCACGACAGAAGATGTGGAAAAGGCAAACGTGTACACGATCGGCAAGGTGCTGGTCATCTTCAACCAGAAACAGACCACATCCATCCCAGATATTGGGAACTACCGAAAGTTCGCAGCCGAGAATGCGTATGCTCAGGGAATGGTTGTGGTCTCGCGCTCCAAGCCGTCCGACAATGCTCTGCTTGCCATGAAGGCCGCAGCCAAGGACAGGGTGCAGTTCTTCTACCTACCCGAGCTGCAGTACGACATTACGCAGTCGCGGTGGTCCATGCCGCATCGCATTCTGAAGCCCGACGAGGTGACGGTCCTGCTCAAGGAGAAGAATATCACGAAGCCCGAAGTCCAGTTGCTGTCCATTGACTCGCAGGATATTCAGGCTCGCATCATTGGTGCCATCCCAGGCGATGTGGTGGAGGTCATTCGGCACAGCGACACCGCAGGAATGTCCAAGGTGTGGCGCTACTGTGTAGTGGACGCAAATGTTGTCTGAACACAATGAGTACCCCTGGACAGGTCGCGGACGGGCAGTTGGCGGATTTGGAAACCCAGTACAGGACAGCCAAGGCGGAGTATGATACCAAGGTCTCGGCTGCGCTCGCCATGACGTCTGCGACGGACATCAAACCTGCAATGGCTGGGGTGTTAGTAGCCAAGCAGAAGATGATTGACATTCTGAACCAGATGGTGGCCATCACCACACAGGTTCCGACTGCGGATTTGGACAAGAAGCGCCAGCAGTTGCTGGACCGTCTCCACGACTTGGAACGGCAGTACAACCTTTTGTCCACGAGCGACGACCAGATTAAGACACTTGAACGAATCAGAGAACGCGAAGAGGAAAAATTTGAAGGCCCATTTCTGGTGTACTCTGGGCTTTTCATCCTTGGGTGTCTGGGACTTGCAGGCGCCATGATCATGAATGGTATCTAGAACACCCCGCTGACAAAGACCGCGAACAGACCAATTGTGAACACGGCAACCGCCTTAGCAACCATCATGGTCGTGTCGTGTTCCCTATCTCCCGTAATGACCTTGGACTTGGTCAGGGTGTCCTTGAGCTCGGGCAGTGTCTTTTCGTAGGACGATATCTCCTGATGAAGGGATGCCACATCCGATCCCAATCCAGCGTCCGTATTAATGGACGTCTCAATATGGGTTTGAGCGGTCGCCACGTCCTCCTGCCATTGGGAGAGCAGCACATCCAATCGGGTCTTTGCGCTAGCCGTGGCTTGTGCGGCCCCAGTGTTTGAGGGATTGGTTGTGGACGCAATCAACAAGGTCTTGTAGCTATCCAGTGCTGCCGTGAGGTCAGCAGGAAGCGTAACCGTTCCGCTCCCTCCGCTGGGTGGGTTCGTTGCGTGTTCCCGTGCCGACAAGTTGATGATAAACAGAAGCGTACCCGCGAGAAGGACGAGCCACTCGAGCATTATCTCTTGGCTAGTAAACAAAATGCCCGTCCGCTCCTTCATCGAGCTCGGTAACAACGGCGTTCGCCACGTGGGCTTGACATCCGATGCCTCTGAACACACTCGCTATATCCGTATGGCAGCCACGATTGCACCGTACATTCGCAACGGTGTATCTCCCGTTCCCAATGCCCTTGGGTGGAGGAGCATGGACGCAAACCGCGACGCCCGTCTCATTGCGCCCATCTACGGCGCAGTTCGGTCTTTTCTTCCTAACAGAGGATAATGAGCCAAGCAGATGAACCTGCTAGTATGCCTGACGCACCAGGGTCTGCACAACCTCTTCCGCCAATGATGTATGGACCCCCTCCGCTGACACCTGCACAGATAGCGGAAAGGGACACAGCCGCTGCATCGGGGTTGTACAAGCCCGAATGGATGCAGCCCGGACCGACACCCACGCAAATCAAGGGTATCTTTGCACGGATCCAATCCATGGCTGGTCCAACCATTCAGCAGGCATACCAAGAAGTACTCTCTGAAGCGAGAAAGGCACACGCGGATGCTCAAGTGTTGGTGGTAAAGTACCCAGTACCTGATAG